CCCAACCCTACGAAGTGCGGTAATTCCACGAATAGGGTCTTGTAAAGCCTTACCGAGTTGTATTGCGCTTGATTTCGTGTCTTGCCCTAAGCGGGTCGACATATTCAAAATCGTTTCAGTTGCTGCTGGAAACGTGTCTTTTGTTATTGCTGGGAATGTTAGCATTAACGACTGAAGCTCGGTAATGTCTGCGCGACTATACTTAGTTGCTTGGCTAAATTTTTTAGCCATCGAATCTAATGATTCGGCAGTAACTCCTGCCGCATACCCAGTACTTTCTAACCCTACTTTAACTTGCGCTTGCGCTTGATGCAAACGTTCCACCGCTTCAACTCCTTCGTGGATTAACTCAAAGCCTTTGAACGCGGCAAACCCAACGCCTAACATTCCGAGACCGCTCATCAATTTACCGCCCATCGATGTAGCCGTCGTCCCAACACTTGCCAAAGTTCCTTCAAGCTTTGTCGCTCTTATATTCATGCTTTCGAGTTTCCCTGAAAGCATATCTTGAGCTGAAACTTTATAAATTACTTGATTATCCATTTTTTGAAAATTGTCCGGTTTTTTCTAGCGCGTATTGCAATTGTCCCCAAGCCTCGGCAATTTGGTCGTCAGTCATATTATCTGTGTCTAGCGTAAAATGAGAAAAGTAGCGAAGCAGCGCAATTGTTTTGGCTTCCTCGCTACTTTGTTGCTCATCAATGACGTAGTCGGCTATTTTTTTTTAAACTGATTTACAGCGTACTGAACGGTTTGAAATGCTGCCATAGCTCCGCCAATATAATAATCGTCGTTAGACATGAATTGTGCATCGCTTTCTTCAACAATAAACAAGGCATCAAACAGTTCGCTAGCGGCTGTTACAGGTGAAGTCATAGACTTATCCATCGCTCTCAACTTCATGGCTCTGCTAGGCTCACGCATAAACCCGATAATATCCTCGCCTGATTCCTCATCTTTAAAAACGATAGGCAGTACTTTACAATTTAGCCTTTTGCCGATTTCGTCGGCCTTCTTTTGAATTTCTTCTTGCATTATCTTACGATTTTACCAATTACTAAAGGCAAAGATACTAAAAGTTTTGTATCGCCTTGCGATGCGTCCAAACCTTCTTCTGTAAATTCACACATTTTTAGAGTGTCTTGTGATAAAAATACTCCTGTGCTTGGGTCTTCGTATAATACTTGAATATCAAAAGGAGGGATTGCCATAAGGTCGCGTCCCGGAGCGGCGGCGATTAATCTCTTGAGTTCGTCGGTGTAAATCTCGATTGACCCCTCGTACTCTTTATTGCCATACCCACGCGACACCGGCTCGTAACCGGCTCCGTATTGATTCTCTTTTTTCTGCTTGGTTTTGTAGCTGATTTTGGTTATCCCAACAACCGGCACACCAAACAAAATAAGTTTGATGTTAGCCCAGCTATAATTTACTCCGTTGATAAGTGGTGTAAGTGCCATAATTATAATGATGTTTTGTAACCAATATTAACTACAATGTTTCTTGCAACTCCTACCGGCACGATGTTAATTGTTACAACAACCTCGCTGGTTGTTGCTACGTTTTGGTTAGGGTTGATTGAAACCGATATGGCCGAAGCCTCTGAATTTCTGACCATATTGTCAGTGATAACAACCGCTTGACTTTCTAAGAAAGCAATCGTGCTGTTTGCGAGTGTGCCGTCAGCATTCAAAAGAAGCGGACTGTTGAGCGATGGAAGCAATGCTTGGTCAACACCTCTGATTGCTTTGTCGATTACGCGGTTATTTTCAATGTATGCATAATCACTTGTTTGCGTTACCGCTGTGTGTGAATCATTTAAATACGACCCCGCCAAGTTCGGGAACTTTCTAAGGAAAATATAACGCTTCAAATCTAGTGAATCTAAAGCCGATTGCGACAACCCTGATTCGCCGTTGCAGAAACCGATTGATTCTAACTCAATGCCGTTTGACAAGTTAAACTTGCCAACCCAAGCAATGTCTTCTTGTACGTTCGCAAGCGCGACCGTGCCGAGAGTAGCACCTAAACAAGATATTGATTTTCCGGTAGTCTTGAATAAGAAGTTACCCAAACCGGCTTTGTCTTGCCCGATAACAACTGACACTTTGTTGTTTGAGAATGTGCCTAAGTCTGTGAGCGAGGCGATTGATGTTCCAGTCGTTACATTGGCCGTATACAAAACACTAAGCGGCTTTTTAAGCGTGTCCAACGTGTTAGCTACAGATTGCAATGTGGTTGTTTGTGATGCCGCATAATTCGTTGACGTAACGTAAACGCCGATTTGTCGAATATCACCGTTTGCGAAATCTTGCATCGTTTGAACTTCTGAAAAAGTGTAACTACCCGGCACCGCATAGATGCCAACGTACAAGTTTCCTTTTGGTTGCATTCTGAAATATTCAGAAATGTGATAATGCATTACCGCTTGAACAGAAGCAACTCCGCCTGAGAAATCAGTCGTTACACTTCCTGCGATAGTTCCGGCGATAACAGCGCTAAGCATAGAACCCGCATTTGGCCAAACTCCTAAACCTAAACGAGCGGTTATAGTGATCGCTCCGGCTGAGTTTGTAGCTGTGTATCCGTGAATGTACGTTCTTGCGTTTATTGCTGCTACTAAGGCGGTTGCTACTGCTGTAACGGTTGTTTCGCTTGATGTTTTTACATACGTTCCGAGCGATACGGTTTGCGTTGGTTCTTCAAAAACAAGCTCGATGCTGTCGCCATTCGAGCCTACATTTGAAACGGTGTACACTCCGGTTGCTTGCGTTTCATCGCTGTAGTCTGCTTTAATCCCGGCAGCTTCAGCTTCTTCAACAGAAAAAAATTGTTTGATTCTGTTTGAGCTTGAAAAACCACTAGGTAAAGAACCGGTGTAAAACAAAAGACCAGAAATATAGTCTTTGCCCGGCAACGGACGGCCAAGACCTCCTTTGCCTTTTACGAAAGTTATATTATTCATCTTTTGTTTATTTTTTAGCTGGTTTTAAAATATCATCTCTTTTAACTTCTTTGCAATCCGGTGTTTCTGACGTATGCCATTCACCATCTTGGTTAATCCAAACAGATTTAATGTTCTTATTTTCCTCAAGAAGTTCTTTTAATTCGTCCTTATACATAACTTTTATGTTTAAAAAAAGGGCGGGATTAACCGCCCCTTTCGGTTAGTAATTATTAAGCTGAAAAATCCGAAAGAACTTTCGTAGTGTGGATAACGAACTCTGACGGTTTCGCAATACCTACCCCCATTTTCATAATGGCTTTGTAGAAGTGCAAAGTCGAGTTGTTTTGCAAGCGATTAATCTCGAAAGACAAGTTATCCATATCGGTAACGCACAACTGCAAGTTACTTTCTAAATCGGTTGTTGCCTCACAGAAGTAGAAAGTATTTTCAGGCAAACCAGCGCAAACGACAACTTCGTAACCTTTGTAACGGTTCAAACCGCGCTCGGTTGTGTCGTTGTTTTTGTAGGTTGTTGTTGTCAACGCTTCTTCGTATTTCTGAGCATCCACCACTGACATGATGAATTTTAAACGCTCGTAACGATTAGATTTTGACAACAACGCAATCGGCATTTTGTTTTTCGCAGCTTCCATTTTCGCAATCACATTCGATGAGGTAATCGCTGACGGAGAAGCTACCTGCAAAGCTGGCGTTGAAGCATTCAAGGCTGTCTTGATAATGCCATCAAAATAAATCAATTGCTCGTTTGCACCTACTCCCGGCTCTGCTGAACCCCCTGAGGTTGTAACGTAAGAGGTAGACCCCAAATGAATCATTTGCTCAATCGGAACGAATGTCTTTTGAGTGTAATATGTAGTAAGGTAGTTTTGGAACGTTACCGGTAAAGCACGCGCCAAAAGTCTGTCAGACAATTCAGCTTGATGCCAATGATTTTCAAAAATAGACGGCTCAAATTCTTCATACGCTTGGAATTTACCTAAAGTAACAGTTCTGTTACTCAAAGTAGTCGTTCCGCTTGACGAAGGTGTCGAACTTGCCGCTTGTAGTTTCGGAGCTGCCGAAAGTTTTGGAAACACATATTGGTCATTCTTAACTCCGGTAGCTACATACATAAGCCCTTTGTTAACGGTATCCAATCCGATAACTGCCTCAGTGATGAAAAAATCCTTTTCAAACTGGGTATAATTTGTTGTTGAT